TGCCGCCGCATTGGTCAGCGCCGCCCGCAGCTTTTCGTTCTCGGCTTGGATCATCTGCCCAATCGCAGCCGCCGCCTCTGCGTTGAGCGTCAGGCCGGTGGCGGCGTAGATTTTATCTGCGATATCGCTCATTGCTTTTCTCCCAGCGCTGCACGGGCGATTGCTACAGTTTCTTCTTCATAGGCTCGCTCGGAAACGATCTGAGTATCGCCCGCTATTGGTCCTGCCCATTCCAACAAACCCCGCAGCGCCGCCCGCAGATTTTCGATTTCACCTCTGGCTTCTTGGTAATCAGATAGATAAGCATGGTTTGAGGCGGCGAGTTTCGCGTTCTCCGCCCGCAGCTTTTCGATTTCCTGTGCCGCAGTTTCCATGTCGCCTTCGGTTGGTTCTGCGTCCAGCCGCAGCCGTTCCACAATGTCGCTCATTTCTTTTCTCCCAGCACTGCGCGGGCGATAGCCTGCGCGCTTTCTTCATCGCCTTCTGGTTGGATGGTTATATCACGCAGCGCCGCCCGCAAGTTTTGGATTTCGGTTTCGGCTTGGGCGAGGCGTTTGCGGAGGGCATCGTAGGTTACTTCGGACATGGGTTCTCCTTCGTTTGCTAGGGCTTCGAGGGCACGGCGCCTTACCTCATGGGATGGCGTGGTGTCGGTAGCGTAAGCGTCGATTATCATAAGTACCTCACAAAGAAAAGGGGAGCAAGCCGAAGCCTACTCCCCCTGTTGAACTAAGCCGAGGTTAGGCGGCCTTCTTGTTGGTCATGTACCAGTCGACCGAGTAGTAACGGGATGCCGTAAGGCGCGGCGTATTAAGGGGCTTGCCGTCACGGTCCTCGGTTTCGTGACCGACCGTAATGACAACCTCGCTACCGGGCAGGATGTCAAGAGCATCCCGAATGGAATTGCCCACGGTATCCTGGGAGATACGGGCCAGACGTTCCTGCACGATAGGCAGCGACTTCTCGGAAATCCAAAGCGTGTCACGCATACGGCACTTCGAAAGATCGACGCCCGTCATATCGTGGTCGTGCATAGGCTCCATCAAAGTGTAAGAAAGCTCAAGACCTTGCGTACCAGAATTGGCCTTGACAATCTTGACGGACTGAACCGTAGCAAGGTAATCGCCCACGGGCGCCTGACGGAAAGCCGGGCGGTCGGCGGCGGTTGCATTGACGACGGTATCGAAAAGGTCAGCCATTGGCTGTGTTCTCCATAAGGGGTTGTGTCACATAGGACAGGACGGGATATACATCTGGGCGCCCGCCCTGTCAAGTCATGCCCAGAAATTTATTTGTGCTTAGTCAGGTCCACGTTAGGGCCAAGCACAATCCCACGCGCAGCAAGATACTTATTTAAAGCAGTCTTGCCCGTCGCCTTTGCCGTAACCCAACCTCCCCTTTTAACATTGGAAGATTGCATTACGCTATAATCAATAGGCCGCTTAGGGAATTTAAGTTTGAGTTGGGCCATGGTCAGGCTCCTTTCGTCAGGCGGTCAAGCATGGAGGCGAGGTCGTAGGGTTCGGCGCCCTTGATCAGGCTGGGCGCAGAGGTGCGAAGCGAAGCCTTGTCAGTGGCTGCCGTCTTGAAGGTGCGGTTGCCCGCCCGGTCCACTTCCAAATGCCAGATGTCAGAGAAGTAGGTCTGCATCTTCTTCGAAAACTTTTCGCCTACGCCGACAGGTACGTCGCGCGCCTTGCCAATGATCTTGCCTTGGTCGTCCTTCTCACCCGTCTGCATTAGGTGGGTAAGCATGATGACGGTGGCGCCCATCTTGTTGCCAGTCAGGTGATCGAGGATGGCGCCGTAGTATTTGCCCGCCACGTTGTAGAGGGAGCGCCCGTCCTTCTTGGTTTCGGGGTCCTCCTGCGCGGCCAGCAATAGCAGTTCACCTAGGAAGGTGCCGCTGTCAATGACCACCACATCGCGCGGGGTCCAGCTAGTGCAAGCACCTAGGTCCTCGGCACCCGCCACCTTCCACTGCTCCAACATGGAACAGAAGCGCCGCATCTCCGACAGCGCCTGCTTGCTGGCTTGACCTGACCCGGCAAACAGATTGGTGCCTGTGATCTTGGCGGCGGCGTAAGTGTTAAGATAGACTTCGGCAGCCTTGTCGGTCAGGTAGGAACCAATGACCCGTGAGTTCTGGTCGAAGTCGTGGATCATCAGACGGTAGCCAGCGTTAGCAAGCTGAGCGAGTGCGCCCGTCTTGCCTGCTGCTGGTTCGCCACAGATCAGGATGCGGGGTGGCAGTTTCACTTCATTAAACTTGGGCATTGAACAGTGTCTCCGATATGGATTGTTTGTTGCGTGGGTCGTACCGCCATTGCTGGCAGAACTCAGATACAGGGCACCAGCTTTGGCAGCGCACTGCTTCGCCGGGCCTATGCTCTACATACAGGTTACTTGCCGTACCTGCAAGTGCCTGCGCTTCGATTGGGTCGTCGAACAGCTTGACTGCACGGATGTTGCCGCGCTTCATGACTGCCCACTTCTCAGGCTTAGTCCAACGATCTTCGTCTGTGCATAGGGCTGGCACTTCTGCTTGGTGCATAGCTATACGCTGGTTGATGAAGGCGTCAGCTTCTTCTTCTGACCACAGGGGCACGTCCAGCAGTTTGACTTGGGATTGCGGGTAGTCAGGGCTACGGGCAGCTTCGTTACGTGACCAGTCGCGCAGCACGGCAAGGACTGACATACGATTGACGATCAGGCCCTTCTCCTTGATAAGCAAACGGCGGTAGGTGTTGGTCTGCTTCTCCCAATCAGAAGGCACGACCCCGCCCTTGACCTTCCAAGCAGACGTAACCTTGAAGTCGAACAGGTGGCTGTCAGACAGGACCACGTTGTCGATCTGCCCCTTCAGTTTCCAACCACCGTATCCAGAAGTAACGGTCACTTCAGTTAGGACGTTGGGCAGGGCAAGGCTGGCACGTTCGATGATGGTATGAACTGACTGACCAAGCAAGGACCAGATGCGGTCGCTCACATCTTCAGATAGTTCTTCGTAGTGCTTCAGCTTGAGGTGCCGTAGCTGGGGCGGCGACAGCAATTCCGTTACGGAAATGTCGGCATCGCCTTTGGTGTAGCTGTCATTCATGATGGCAGCAACGATAGCTTCCGGCAAGTTGTGGTTGTTGGTTAGCTTCATAGCTTGGTGTCCAGTAGGTTGGCGGCAAGGGTAGGCGCGGCCTTCTTCTTGCGGGTTGCGGTGTTTGCCTTCTTAATCTTCGCAGCAGATGCGGCGATTGCGGCATCGTCAGCGCGGGCTTTGCGATTGCGTTCGTTGATCTTCCTAATTTCCACAATCACCTGTTCGAGGTGGGCATGAGTTAGGTTCTCGGGATCACGGGCAAAGACCTGGGCGCGGGTCAGCTTTTCTAGAGGAGAAGCAGCGCCGCCAGGATTATCATCAGGTGGATTAGTCGCATCCGTCATATCCATATCTCCGGTTAGGGTCATGAGAAGGGGGAGAGCCTAAGCCCTCCCCCACTGGCGCGTTAGTCGTCGTCGCCTTCCTGAAAGATGGTCCCCCAGAAGTAGCTGTTTTCTTCCGAGTCATAGATAGGCGATTCGTCTTGGTAGTAGGCTTGGTCCTTGAAGATGTCGGCAGCGCCGGGAATATCAAAGACCACCGAATACTTGCAGCACCGGAGCTTTTGATTGTTATAGTCAGACGGCACCGATACTACGTCGCATGGGCGAATCTTGACGGCAACCAGCTTGTCGCCCCCAGACATGAAGCCCTTAGCATATTCGTAGGCAGCGGCATGGAAGCCGTAGCTACAAGTCTGCTCGCGATTATCGTCAACGTCATGGCGCCACATCTCAAGCGTGACGCCGGGTGAGTTGTCGAACTTGCCAGTGTGCTTGTCCTTGAAGTCGCTAGTCACTGCCTTGTAAGCAAGGAAGCAACCATCTTCGGTGATAGGAAGGTTTGCGGCTTCCAAGAACAGGAACAATTCGTTGCGGCTAGTCATCGAAGGATTGGACATAAGGTTGTCGAGGAACAGGCAGTAGTGTTCGACAGGCAAGCCCTCGTTAAAGAACTGGTGCAGCTTGTTGGCAAGGTAGCCAGTAAGCGGGGCGCCGTTGAAGGTGACGCCCTGTTCGTTGACGGACACGCGCCCCTTGCTGATCGTGTTAAGGTAGGTCTTGACGCTCGCCATTTCAAGGGCAGTGTCGAAGTCCTTGTCCTTGATAGCATCGACCACCGCTTGGAAATTCATGTGGGTGGAGTCGATAGTTACCGGACCCTGACCAGCAGGGAACAGGGACACGGAGTTGGAGGTGAGGATGTAAGGGATCATGGGTTTTGTTCCTAGGTTTGGGTTGTTACTTGGAGAGATACTGAAGGATAGCAGGTTCGGACTGGCTAGTCCAGTTTACGAACTGCAACATAGGTCGGGCTGCATAGATAGCATCCCATGCTTTACGATATTTAGTGGCCAGCGTCAAGCAGTCTGCCTGAATACGCTTAACGACGGCGGGGTCAATGACGCGCAAGCAGTCGTCGTCAAATTCCGAGTTATGGAAGTAGGTGTCGCGCATCGTATCCTTGTAGGGACGCAACACATCAAGCATTGCGCTTACCTCTGGGATACAATTGCCATAGGTTGCGTCATACAGCTTGAAGAGCTTTGCAACGTCGAAGTTACCGCCACCATGAGCAAGGGAGCCTGCCGTATAAGTAAGCATAGCTTTGCTAAGCAGGTTGAGCGGGGTGATGCTTGCCACATAGTCAGGCGACAGGAAGAACCAGCCCGCCTTCTCCATGCGCTTGACCAGAGCAGGCGAGTTCTTGATCTTGCTTTCGGACATACCAAGGTAGCGGTTCGCCGGAGCAAACAGCCCATAGCGAAGCGCCCTTCTATAGAAAACCAATTCGTTAGTGCCTTTCATGGTGCCTTGGCTGAAGGGGATTACAACGCCGCCGCCTGTCAAGTCTATGTCCTTCGTAATAATATCCTCGGCTACTAAGACAGGCTGGTTGTTGGTATTGTGTTCGACTTTGACGCCATAGCCCTGCGTAGTCAGCTTGGTGGTCGGACCCTTGGTAATCTTGGGCGGGTCCTCCAAGGTAGCTAGGTCGATGGGTTCCGGCCAGCCCTTGCTGGCGAGCGTCTGCTTGAGGGTGTCGAAGGGGACGCCGTTGAACAGTAAGATACGATGGTAAGCGCGAGGGGCGTTAGGGTCGGTGTAGTTGTGGGTAACCTTGCGCGATACCTTAGATGATGCCGGAGCATCGGTCCACAAAACCTTCGTATCTTCGTCGGCTGCTGAATGGGTAAGAACTACTTGGCCTGACGTATAGCTTTCGCGCTGGAAGTTTTTCCAATGTGACCGCTTCATAAACTCCGCAACGGTGTAGGGCATAGGCATATCGACCTTGGTGTCGATGTCAGACTGAAACTCGATATTGTGGCCGCGCCACTTCAGCTTACCGTGCCTAGCCATATCGCGCATCAAATTGGTGATGCTATTCCTAGGGCCAGCATAAACGTATTGCCGGGCTTCGTAAAGGGAGGGCTGGTTTGCGAGGTCCTGCTTAGCTGTGTCAATGACTTCACGGGCAACCTCGGCAGCCTTCTTAACTAGGGCCGCTGACGTATTGTTGTCATAGGACAACGCTTCGCGGCTGGGGCTGATGCTTAGCGAACCGACAGGCATATTCAAGACGAAGCCTGTGTCTGAGAACAGGGTCGCAACCTCGGGCGGCAGGCCCTTGATAGCCGAAGTCTGAAGGCGATAGGCAACTAAGCCCATCAAAACATACGAAGCATTGGAGTTAATGATATACCAGTCAGGGATGCCGTTGGTTTCGGACGCTGACTTGATAAGCATATCATGCTTCGGGATTGTGCTTAGTAGTTCGGTGCCCTTAGTGCCCGTGAAGGTAGGAAGTTCGGGCCACCAGCAAAAGAAGTTACGGGCTTCACGTTCCCACCAAGGCAGGTCGCTGCTCTTAGCGGCAACGCTAACTGCTAGGCCCGTTTCGGTGCCACATGGTTCGCTAGATACCACGTTGACGCGGGGCAGCCCGCCGTCCTTATAGCAAACGTAGGTAGTCTTAGCGCCGCCATGCCATGAGGTGACAGTGAACTGGTCGGCTACTGAGAAGGGCGACTTTGAACCTAGGCCGAAGCCCCCAATCAGATCGTTGCTCGTGTCCTTGGTTGATCGGAAGTATGTGGTGTAGAGGGACAGCACATCCTCCCTAGACAGGCCGGAACCAAAGTCCCGTACCCTGAACTCGGGGTCCGCCCAGGTAGGAATGTGAACCCCTATCTCAGATAGGGGCAGCCCGGCTACCTTGTGGGCGTCGGCTGCATTGCAAGTTATCTCGCGGATAACAGCCAGGATTTTGTTCTGATACAGGTTACTGGACAGAACCTCGAACGCCTTAGCTGAAGCGGCAATCGTGAATGAATTGCCAGCACCAAGGCCCTCGGACTGGATAAGGTCGCGGTCTTGTGTGAGCAACATGATTATTTCCCCTTGTGTGTGCGGTTGTAAGCCCAAGCATGGGCTTCTTGGAAGGACTCAGCAACACGAACTATCTGCCAAGCATGGGCGCGCCAACCCCCTGTGCTACGGAGGTAGGAAGCTAGGACTTCTGGCTCACTGTCCAGATAGTCGTCAGGCCAGGGCATATATGCCCAGACGTTGACAAGGCCGTCGATGCGGCGAGAGAAGTCGAACCCATTGAAATGCTTAGACATTGTGATTGTCTCCAAGGAAGGAGGATTGGGGGGACTTGCGAAGCGGACCCTTAGCTTTCAGGCCCACGATGCAAGGGGACGGATCAAGAAACCGGAGGTCGTCGGCATCGCCGTCGATAACCGGATAGCCAAGCCAAGTCGCGGGCAGCCCGTTCAGGAAGGGAACTGCTACGTTCATGCCATTGGCAAGCGCCTTGCGGCAGTCGCTTAGGTTGTTGCCCGAGAAGCTGAACGTCAGCTTGTAGTTAGGGGGCAGACCCTTGCGATTAGGAATCTTGGTGTAGTCATAGAAGCCTAGCATGGACCACCGCTGGGGTATGCCATGTCGCTCCCACCTAATGTCGGACAGGATGTTCAAGCGCAGCACCGCTTCCATGTCCAGGGCCTGGGCGTTGCGATGGAACTGATAAATGTCAGAGTTGAGAAGGTCAAAGAAAGCAGGGCGATCCTCAAAATACATGAGGGTTCGCCGGATACGAGCGTCCTTGACCTTCTGCATAGCACCACGACCAGCGAAGAAAAGGCAGGCCGCGCTACATTCGGTGCTGTGATTAGCGCAGGTATTGTGACCAGATTCCCAAGCCGGAGCAAGAGAAAGGCCCGCCGTAGCGAAGCCCCTCTCCATGCCCTTGATAATCTTAGGATTGCCTACCGTCAGCATACTCACATTGCGAGAAAGCTGATAGACAAGCTGGGTTGTATTCACTTGCGGATTCCTATGAAGCGAGCGCGCTCAATCAGGGCGAGGAGGTCATGATGAAACGCCTCTAGTTCAGGGTTGATGTCGTAGTGCTTGGCCCAGTCCTCGCTACCAGATGGCAGACCTTCACCTAGCCTGTCATAATCAGCATTGATCATGGCGCCCACCGTAGCGGCATCTTCCATAGCTTCTTCAATGTCCCACCTAGCTTTGGGCCAGTTAACATACTCGGGTTCACGGATTTCCGGCATTGTCATTCCTCCCATTCGATCTTAATCGTTGCAACAGCGCCATTACCAACAGTTTCAGCTTGTTCCTCAGTAGGGTATAGCACACCGACTGAGGCTTCACCAAGGGTTGACCTGTATATATTGACCCATCCCTTCCGCTTCACCTTCACGTTGCGGATTTTTACACTGATATACCTGTTAGTTCCTTGAACATTATAATAATGCAGGCTGCTTTCGCCCATCCTTTCTACTTGCACAATCACCTGAAGTTCGCCGGATGATAGTAGGTAATCCCTTGATATGACCCGCGCCGGAAACCCTTCCGTGGTTTCGATAGGCTTGTCCCAATCAATAGGCTTGTCCCAATCAATTGCCATGACTTTTCTCCTACAGTTGACCTAGATACTTGACGACCGGATTGCGGCAGCCAGCCTTAGCATAGGCTTCAGCGGCTTCCATCGACTCATGGTAGTTAGCCAGTTCCCACTTGGTTGTCCAGAAGGGGAGCCACCACCGCCACACTTGCACTTGATACCAGCTTTTGTAGCGGATGATCCTATAGTAGGGCTTCAACATTACCAAATCCTCCAGAGTTTGCGGCCCCACCGTAGGTAGAGCCAACCAAGAGCGCCCTGGCTAATCCGGGGAACCCAAAAGAACGGACGTTCAGGCATCACTTCACCCTAGTGACGAAGATGCCCGGCTTATCATTACGCAAGCCGCGCTTAGTGCTAACCTGAATGTCCTGACCACGTTCACGAAGGCGAACCGCCGTGTTCATGAAAATCTTAGACACGCGCCGCTGATCCTTAGCCTTATAGAACTTGGTGCTGCCAAGGCGCATAGCCATGATAAACTCGGCAATGCGGTGCTGCTCTGAAGTAGGGCGGAAGAACGGGGTCTTAACCTCGGCACTCTGCTCAGGCATAGCAAACAATTCCGCCTGGGGTTCAGCCAAAGGGGTGATGATGGTGCGGGGCTTAGCTTCTGAAGCCTGCTTCTTCGCCATCTCGGGCAGCTTGTCGAGGGGAATGTCCAGCTTAAGGGAGCCAAGGGTGATGGTAAGGATGTTAGACATAGGTGCTTCTCCATTGAAGCGGTTAGGATATGCAGCGGATGCTGCCAGAACCAGCCATCATGACTAGTTCTGGAAGCACCCCACCGTAAGGCAGGGTGTCCTACGTTAGGCAGCCTCCTCGGCAAGATCATAGTAAGGATAGACCCCCTTACCACGGGTTTGAAGGCTGAGCAAGGTGCGATCAGCGACCGCCCTAGCTTCCCAAATGGACGCAACCACGATGGGCTGCTGCTGCTCAATCATGTTACCCCACTTGTTAGCGAGGTAGAAGGACGCGGTGAACCGCTTCATGGCTTAGGCTCCTTGTGAAAGGGGTTTGCGAATGATGAGGCTGACGGGGACGCGATCTTGTTTAGACCAGCCTTCATCCCACTTGCGGTTCCTTTCTATAACGGCATCGACCGCGTCTTGATCTTCTAGGGGTCCACGAAGGGACCTGCTCCAGCGATCCCCGCAGCAGGGGCAATCCATATTCTCATCGACACCATCGAAGTAAAGACCATTGGCTTCAGCAATGGTGTCAGCTTCCTCGTGACTTGAAGCTTCGATAAATACATTCAAGGCGGGTTCCATAAAAACCCCACCTGAATTGTTCTGATCGTAGTGATAGAAGGGCATGGCTTAGGCTCCTTGTTTGGCTAGGAAGTCGGCAGCTTCGACCAGCTTTTTGGCTAGGTCGCGTAGCTGTTGGGCGGTGAAGTAGATGCAGGGCGCTGCGTCTGCCGTTACCATTTCAATCTCAATTGAGAAAGTGTTATCGAATTGCGGTGCATAGATAGAGGCACCACGATAACCTAGGTGAAGGAGGTCGCCGTCGATGTCCTTAAAGGCGATGGGTTCCATGGATTAGTCCTCCTGCGGAAGGGCGGCAATCCTAGACATAATAGCAAGGACTTGATCGGGGGTCTGGTAGCCTATCACGTCATCGTGTTCGCCTAGCTTGACCCATTCACCGCCGTGGCTCTTGAACGCTGCTACTTCAGCATTAGCTGACTTAGCGCCGTCCTTGCCATGGCGGTTGGCACAGTAGTTTCCGTGTCCGAATTGAACAGAAACTGTATAGCCGTTGGCAAAGAGCATCTTAAAGCCCTTGCCCATTGTGATGTTGAACATGAGATTAGTCCTCCTCGGCAAAGTCGGCAGCTAGGCGCATACGTCTAGCTTCGTTGATTTCGTATTGTCCATCATTAGCGTCAGAGTCACGCTCTTCTAGATAGGCTTTAATGGATGAGAGGGCATAGTCAATGCGATGCTTGGCTACATTAACGAATAGCGGCTCTTCTCTAAGCGCGTCTTTGGCATCGCTCAGTAGATCCGTAAGGCGTCTCAAGAGCTTGGTTTCGTCGATCATGTGCATGAACAATTCAGCATTCATGGGCATAGGTCAGCACTCCTGCTAACTAGAACAGTCAGGCACGATTGCACGGCTGTTCTAGGTAACAGGGAATAGGCCCGCAGTCATAGACTACAGGTTCTTCCCTATCGGATTATGGCTAAATTCGCTCTTTATTGGGCTGTTGCCAAGATGTCTCGACGGCTGCGAGGATACTGCCACATATCCTATTCGCTACATTTACACCCAGCGCATTTTAATGATGGGTCCACCGCAAAGATAATCTTATCTGCACCTCTCGACCGGGCAGATCGGGGTGACGGCCAGAACCATAGACCGGATCGGCGAACGTGTCAAGCGAATTTTTTTCGGCAGCGATTTCAACGGCTTGTGGGTCGATCCTCATGCGGTTTGTGAAGTTGCCGACTGGCAATCATTGCGATCCGGCAAGCAGCCTTCCGTGTAAATAGACCTAGGGCTTGATTTACTGACTAGCCTAAGTTACTATGTAGTCTAGTGCTATACTGCCAATACTCCGCGCCCCTGCCTAGCTTGGTGAGGGGGCTAAATAGATTCTCACCAGAGAAGCCAATGAAATCAATAACTTACAAGCCCAGGTGAGGGAGTGAGAATGGTGAGCAGCTAACTTCCAGATTAGGAAAAGAAGCTATATAATATAATAGAAGTTTGCCCCGACCCACGCTCACTTTCTCACCCGCGCCCACTTTCCCAATGATTTCAGTAGCTTAGCTAGTGAAGGTTTACGAATGACACTCACCCTCTCTCACTCTAACTCTGCCCTAGCTCTAGCCTAGATGCGCGTATGCGCGCGGGCGTGCCTGGGCGTGTGCGTGTGTGTGTGTGTGTGTGTGTGTGCCTGGGCGTGCGTGCGCGTGCATAGGCGCGTGCGACTAGGGCAGGCTAGGTAGGGAACAAAGAGGGAACGAGCAGGGGGCTAGATGGGCCAAAGAGAATTGTAACAAAATGTAACTGCCAATGATTTCAATGGGTTAGGGCTATTGCAATGCCTGGGGCTTTGTGAAATTATAATTGGGCCAAGGCGGAAAGCGCTAAGGCGGGACCGGACCCTATCCGGGGCGCATAACCTAAGGAAATCAGCGCCATGTCTATTAAAATCAATACCTATGTTTCGAAGGCTGGTAAGGAATTTCGTTCGCTTAGCGTTGCCGATATTTTCGCGGCGCTTGGGATGCCGGAGCAAGCGGCGGCGGGATGCGGTTTGACGCCAGACGGTAAAACCCTGCTTTTGTGGGAACCGAAGGCGCCTAAGCAAGAGAAGGCGCCGCACATTGCCAAGGAAATGCAAGCCGCCATTACCGCATGGGCGGAGCATATCAAAAGCGGGGCTGGCAAGCTTGAAGATATTCAAGACAAGGTGTTGCGGGATAGCGTTGCACGCCTAATGAAGCCCGCCCCTATTCAAATGCCGCCCACCAAACAGGCAATCCAGATGCCCCCCGCGCGCCAAGTAAATGAAACTGGTCCTGTTGGCGTGACCATCACCCGGCGGAAAAAGGTAGCATAAACAAAGAGTTAGCCCCTAGGCAGAAATGCTTAGGGGTTTTTTCTTGCCTAGGCCTAGGTATATTTTCCTATCTAGCCTCTAGTCTAGAGGGAATCTATTCCCATCCGACCAGGGCGCCGCCAGGAATCTATTCCGCCAGCCGAGGGGGTAGGCCGGGGCGGGGCTGGAAAATTACGCCCGGTCAGGCTCTGTATCAGTATGCCCCTACCAAAATCGCGCGTATTTTTAGACTTGCCTTTCTTTCGCCACAATCCCCCTATCCCATTTTCATAGGCCCGCCACCCGTATAGCCCCGCGACAACGCCTTCAACATTTCGTAAAGCGCCTGCTGCACTTCCGTCTCGGTAAACGCCCGGCCATCCTTCGCATAAGCTTCCCGCATGCAATCCTGCAAACTAGACCACATCTGCTTTGCAAATTCTTCGCGTGTCACCATGCCCACACCCTACCCGAAACCCAGGCGCCCGTCAACCCCCGGCGCGGGTGAGTTTCTGTTTGTAAAGCTCACCGCAACCCTCACCAAAAAGATGTAGTCATATCAAGCGATTAGCTCAAAAGTGAGAAAGGTGAGGAAGGTGAGCGCCCCCTTCTTATCAGAGAAGAAAGTATATAATATATAAAAGGTAGGCGATTTTACGCTCACCTCACTCACCGCTCACTTATCCAATGATATCAATGACTTAGCCCGCGCCCCCGAGGTGAAGAAGAGTGACCTTCTCTCACATCGTTTCGTTTAGCTACCATCTCTAGACGCCGGGCGCATTTCGGCAAGGTAGACTTATATATACCAGAAATCTACTCCAAATACAAGCCCTCGGCCCCGACGGGTCCCGCGCAGACGCGCCCTTGACATCCGGCGCAGGCTTTGTTATATTGCGCCCTGTGATCTGATCCTGCACCAAGCAGGGGTAGGACCGCACCATGCGGGAGACAGGCCATATGCGTCCAGTCAACTTCCTGCGTCACTAAACTACACTAATAGCTCCTTTCGTAACTAGCCGGGCGACTGTCTTTCTATAGGGTCTTGGGGCGTCTCGCCCACCGGCATTTTCATATCATTACAAAAATGTAATTCGTCGACACGTTGACACCCTCGCGTCCCTGCCTTATACACATCTTCCCACCAACAAAGGAGAGGGCAGTGGAACTACCTAGTGCAGATCGATTTGATCTGGAACAAGCCATCATGCAATGCTGGGGCGTTGTCGATGACCTGAAGTCTTTCGTAGCCCAGGACGCTGCGCCAGAAGACTACACGGCCATGGCCCGCGTCTATCAGAAGCACTTTGAATATCTGATGGCTATCTTCGAAAAGATGCTGGAAGATCGGAAGCTAGGATGACTGACGACACCATGGAACTCACCCACCAAGATTTGGTCGAGGCGCTGGATCGGATCATCCGTCAGCTTGAAGTCCTTGACAACGCAGCCATCATGAAGTCCCTGAACCTGGGCATGTTCGATATTGACGAGATGATCAAGATCGTCGTACTGTACAAAAGTAAGGTGGTCGTTGACGCCCACAAGCAAGGAGTTCTGGAATGGAAGTAACATATCTTAGTCACATGGGTGATGATCGCATGGTTGTGAACGCTGCCCGCGTGTCCTTCGGCAAGCGCACCCAAGAGTTCCGGCCCGGCAAGGACGACCGCCTGCTGGCCTTCCTAGCGCGCCACAAGCATGAACTGCCGTTTGCCCACCCCCACGTCAGCTTCCACTTCAAGGCGCCCATCTTTGTGGCCCGGCAACTGGCCAAGCACCAAGTAGGCTTCGTGTGGTCGGAGATCAGCCGTCGCTACGTCAAGGATCGGCCCGAATTTTATATTCCGTCCTACTGGCGCAAGGCGGCAGAAAATGTAAAGCAGGGCAGTTCTTTGGAACCTGTGGATATTTCTCCGCGTGGTAAGTGTAATCGTTGTGGTATACCTGTCAGCTATCCTAAACGGCTTTGGTGTAGCTCTGAGTGTCAAACGCTTTCTTGGCGAGAAAACAACCGCTATGCGTATATATTCTCGAAATGGGGCGCCGCTGCCAAGTTTGAGAATATTCCTTTTACTATCACGCCGGACGATCTTGCGTGGCCCGATAAGTGTCCGTATCTAGATATCCAGCTTGATTACACTCCCGGCGACAAAAACGACAATAAGGCATCTCTGGATAAAATTGTGCCTGCTCTTGGTTACGTTCCAGGGAATGTGCAAATTGTTTCTTTGCTTGCCAATAAGATGAAAAGTTCTGCGTCCTTGGAGCAGATTAAGACTTTTGCAAAAAACGCCTTGTTTATTCACGGTGGGGTTTTTGCAGAAACTTCTCACTCCTACGCAGATTATTGTGAAAAGGCTGCTGACCTTTATGTGGAACTTATCTCACAGGGTGTTTGCGCTGAACAGGCTCGCATGGTATTGCCCCAAGCGCAACTAACGGAATGGCACTGGACCGGAAGTCTGCTGGGCTGGAGCCGGGTCTGGAACCTGCGCGTAAAGCCTGATGCCCAGGCCGAAACCCGTGAAATTGTGCAACTAATTGGGCCAACCATGAAAGCTTTATTTCCGTTTTCTTGGTCTGCTTTGACTGGCGACCGCTAGAAATTTCTGGCGTTCTTTGGTATACTGACCCTTCATCCAAACAGGAGCTTTGAATGCGTAATTCACCCGAAGTGCGTACACCGTCCGTGCGCGCTGCTACCATTACTCGTCGCACTTACTCCCGCCCACTGGAAGGCGGCGGCTTTGAAAGCTGGGACGACATTGTCGGTCGCGTCGTCAGCCACCAGCGTTGGCTGTGGCAGCGGGCGCTGGGCGACGTCCCCTTGGACAAGAAGCAAGAAGATGAACTTGAAGAACTGCGTGACGTGCTGCTGCGCCGTAGCGGTTCTGTGTCTGGCCGTACCCTGTGGCTGGGCGGCACCGAAGTAGCCAAGCGCCGCGAGGCGTCCATGTTTAACTGCGCGTTCACGAAGGTGGAGACGGTCCATGACGTTGTCGACTCCTTCTGGCTGCTGTTGCAGGGCTGCGGCGTCGGCTTCGAACCCGTTGTCGGTACGCTCAATGGCTTTACTGCGCCGATGGAAATCGAAGTGGTACGGTCCCAGCGTCATCTACTGGAGCAAAAGAAAGGCCGCGAAACCAATGTCGAAACGTATACTACCGAAGGCGACCGACTCTGGGGCCGCAAAACGGTATGGACAATTAGTGTGGGTGATTCAGCAGAAGCGTGGGCAAAGTCGGTCGGTAAAATGCTGGCTGGCAAGCGGAAGGCTGATGTGCTACGACTTGACTTCTCGCAGATTCGTCCAGCCGGGCAACGTCTTAAGGGCTATGGGTGGATTTCGTCGGGTGATGAAACTTTTGCGCCTGCAATGCAGCATATCGCGGAAATCCTCAACAATCGCGCTGGTCATCTCCTTTCCCGAATCGACATCCTCGACGTCCTCAACCACCTTGGCACAACCCTCTCCTCACGTCGTTCGGCTGAGATTGCGCTCGTTCCTTACGGCGATGCCGAATGGGTAGACTTTGCCAAGGCCAAAAAGGACTTCTGGCTACATAACAACTACCACCGCCAGCAATCTAACAACTCCGTCACTTTCCACGCCAAACCTGCGCGCGAAGACATTGCCGGGTTGTTCGACATGATGCAAGATGCGGGCGGCTCCGAGCCGGGTTTCATCAACTTTGTGGAGGGCAAGCGCCGGGGTCCGTGGATGTCGGGCGTCAATCCCTGCGCCGAAATCCTGCTGCCCAACAAGGGCTTCTGTAACTTGGTGGAAATCAATCTGTCACACTTCAACGGCATCCACGCCAAGAAGCTGTGGCGGGTGGCGGAACTGCTGGCCCGTGCCAACTACCGCCAGACCTGCGTCAATCTGGTGGACGGCGTCCTTCAGCGGGCGTGGCACGAGAACAACGAGTTCCTGCGGCTGTGTGGCGTGGGCGTCACAGGCGTTGCCGAATGGGAACCAGCGGGTGATCCGTCCGTCTGGCGCATGCTTCGCGACAAAGTCAAGCGGGCGGCGAATGGTATGGCCGACGAACTGGGGCTGCCGCGTCCCAAGGCCGTCACTACGGTCAAGCCGTCGGGCACCCTGTCGAAGATTATGGACACGACCGAAGGCGTTCACAAGCCGCTGGGCCGCTATATCTTCAATAATGTACGCTTCAGCAAGCACGATCCGTTCGTTCAGGAACTGGTGGACGCCAACTATAAGGTGATTCAGGACCCGTCCAGCCAGGATGCGGTGCTGGTTACGTTCCCGGTGGCCTACCCACGGGTCCAGATGGACGAAGTAGACGGTAAGTTCGTCAACTTGGAACCCGCGACGGTCCAGTTGGCTCGCTACAAGACCATGATGGACAATTATGTGGACCATAACTGTTCGGTTACGATCAGCTACAGCCCGGAAGAAGCACCGGAAATCGTGGATTGGCTCCATGAAAACTGGGAATCCTACGTGGGCGTGAGCTTTTTGTACCGGACAGACCCCACTAAGACGGCCAAGGACCTTGGCTATTTATATTTGCCCCAACAGGTTGTTACAGAAGAAGAATATAATGAGTATGTAAGTACCTTGAAGCCTATAAAAGGGGAAGAAATGGGTACGAATGAACTTGTAAAAGAAGCTGACGACTTTGAAATCGACACCGGAAGCGAATGTGCAACTGGTGCGTGTCCTGTACGGTAATGCCCCATAAGGACAGAGATCAGGACCGGGAGTATAAGCGCCAATATTACTCCCGGCGCCGCCGCGAAGACCCTGAATACAGCCGAAAAGGCCAGTACGACTGGCGTGTTAGGAACCCGAAGAAGTATTTACTGTCTAGGGCCAGGGGCAGAGCTAAGGTAGAGGGTATTCCCTTTGCTATTACAGATGAAGATTTTGAAATACCTGAATATTGCCCAATATTTAGGCATCTCAAATTGCAATTTAGTAATGGCAGAGGTAGTAGACCTGATAATATACCCACTCTAGATAAGATAATACCCGCTTTGGGGTATGTTCCGGGTAATGTAGCTGTAATATCAATGCGGGCTAATCGCCTAAAGAGCGATTCTACGGCACAAGAATTGCAAGCTATATTGGATTGGATCAATGATCAAACAGCAAGCTAAGAAAAGGAGTCCGTGTCGTGGAATATGCCATATTGTTAGGGGTCCCTATAGCCGCATGTGCGGTGGCTGCCTCCGTTTTCTTACGGAAATTGAAAACTGGAGCCGATATACTGATGAAGAACGGGCGAATATCCTCCGGCTACTACCACTAAGGGTAGAACAGACTTGATTTTATGGAGCCAGTGGGGTATTATCCTGCTGGCTTCATCTATTTGGGGGTACTCATGAAGTTTTCCGTTACATACGAGGATGGACTGTGGACCTTCAGCCTGGAATCCACTGATCCGCAGTCCGATTACTACGAAGAATTCGAAATTATGGACGAAGACGAAGCCAAGACCGTGGCCGCCGAGCTTATTGGCGAGATTTCCATAGCCGACGACGACCTAGACCTAGAAGAAATGGTTGCCAACAGGATCGACCCCGAATGACCCAGTCCAAAGCTTCAGCTATCGAACAATTCCAAGAGATGGTGGACCTGGACCGTAAAATAGCCAGCACCGTCGCCAAGGTTATGGCCCAGTCCCCGGTAGCTATCATGATTGCCTGGGAAGATGCTGAAGGTGGCGTTAAGGCTACCAGCATTCCCTTCTCGGCCTGCCTTGTCAAGGGCATGGTCGACACCCTTTTCGATATGGTATTTGACAATGATCCAGAAGCTGATGACGATGTATCGTAAAGCACGGTATGTCTTGCATAATTTAGCCCACTATGTTATACTAGTTCGCTAATGGAGATGCCAACCCATGCCAAATTTTAAAATCTCGCAGCTTACGACGGCAACTGCCGTCTCGGCCACCAACCAATTTGAAATCAATCAGAACGCCGCTTCCCGCAGCTTGGAAGTATCGGTGCTTTCTACCTATATTCGCAGCGGCGATTCCGGCAAAGCTATTGTAGTATCCGTAAGTACCGCATCTGACGCCGTCCGTATCACCCAGACAGGCACTGGCAACGCGCTGGTAGTTGAGGATAGCACAAATCCCGATAGCAGTCCGTTTGTGGTAGATGCTTCCGGCAATGTTGGCGTGGGAACTGGAACCCCAACCGCTAAACTAGACATTGGTTCGGGCAACCTTTCGTTCACCAGTACGGGGCAGCGCATTACGGGGGACTTTAGTAACGGCACACAAAGCAATCGTGTATTTTTTCAAACCACAACCGCAGGCGGCGGTACCTCAGTTGGCACCATCCCAAATGCAACGGGAGTTAACAGTGCCTTTAATGCTTTTGGAGGGCCAGACCCAGGCAACGCATCTTTTGCTCAACTTAGGGCTGGTTCAGATACGTCAGATGTTCGTTTGACTTCTGGCATAAATGGAACTGGCACCTACTACCCCATGACGTTTTACACAGGCGGCTCCGAGCGGATGCGCCTGGATACGTCTGGCAACGTTGGGATTGGGACGACAAGCACCACTGCAAATGCAAAGTTGGCGGTGGAGCAGGGTATAGTCGCACGGGCTTCAACAGCAGGGTTAGTTCCTTACCTACAGTTGTATAACTCAAATGCTGGCACTGATCTAAAAACATGGCGGTTTGGCGGCGATTCTGCTGGGTCGCTTTCAATTGAAACAGTTAATGATGCTTATAGCGCTGCTGTGCAGCGTTTGGTTATTAACAGCAGCGGCAACGTGGGGATTGGGACGAGTTCGCCTTCGGCATACGGCCTGACAGTAAGTAAGGCTTCTGGTGCCGCAGGAATGCAAATTGCGTCAGGGGCTAATAATTCTGAC